ATTTTGAGGACTATGTATCGGACACAAGACCAGTTGATGAAAGTTTGCATCCAGTAATCAACACTGAATTAAAAGAACAAATAAATATTAATACGCCTTACGATAGCGAACATAGATATTTAAATGCACATGGTGAGATATTATGTCTTGTTCGCAGATACAATACTGTTGATCAAGAAGGTAATCCTGTATTAGATGGACATGGTAAACCTAAAAAAGAATTTAGACAGTTTACTGGTCAAAGCACATATCCAAGAATGCCTGATGTTAGGCCCCTGTATAACATACCGAACATTCTTGCCTCAGATAAAATCATTTGGGTCGAGGGCGAAAAGTGTGCTGATGCACTTAATCAGTTAGGATATACTGCGACTTGCACTATGGGTGGTGCGGGTATGCTTTCAAGAAAGTCAGCTAACTTGTTTGACTTTTCAGCATTACAAGACAAAGAACTAATTATTTGGCCAGATAATGATTCAGCGGGTAAAAAGGTAGCTGAACTTGTCCAGGACTTAGCTATGAATGCAAATGCTAAGTCAGTTACTATGCTTACACCGCCAAGAGGCAAGCCAGAGAGATGGGATGTGGTTGATGCCATAGCCGAACAATTTAATATCAATGAGTTTCTTAATACAAATATAAAGCAAGTTAAAAAGAACATTAATCTTTTAGATGAGTCTTTGCTTATAAATAGATTTGTTGGTCAAGCACCAGAGCAAAAGTTTTTGATAGGTGAAACATTACCGCTTGGTGTTCCTATAATATTTTCAGCGGCTGGTGATGCTGGTAAAGGTATGATGACCTTAGACCTGGCAATGAAAGTATCAAGCGGTCAGTCAATGTCCACTGCTTTTGGTGGTTTAATTAATGAATATGGTAATACAATAATATTTACTGCTGAAGATGATGAAGATGAAATGCACCGAAGAGTTGAAAGACTTGATATAGACAATCATAGAAATAATTTTGAACACGAGCTAAGAATTGTAAGTTTGCCTAATGTCGGTGGTGTGTTTCCTATAATGCAAGAAACACATGAGGGCTACAGGACCAGTGATGAATTTGATAAACTTTACGAACAAATAAAGCAAATGACTAATTTAAAGCTGATTGTATTTGATCCGTTAGCATCATTTGTTCATGCTGATGTAAATGCAGATCCTGCAGCGGGTGCAGCTTTAACTGGATTACTTGCACAAATAGCTACAGAAACTGGTGCATCTGTAATTATGTGTCATCATATGACTAAAATTAAAGAGGACTTAGTTGTTAGTTCACCCGAACAAGCAAGAAACATGATTAGAGGTACGTCAGCTTTGGTTGATGGTGTACGTTGTGCTTTTGCATTATGGCAAGTTGATGAAGCTACTGGCCGTAGACGTTGCCAGGATTTAGGAATTGATTATCAAAGAAATAGGTGCTTTGATGGTGCAGTAGTTAAATCTAATGGTCCAGCAAATAGGGCTATCAGACATTTTATAAGAGATATGCACAGCGGATTATTAGTTGACAGAAGCGATGACATTCAAAGATTACATAGCGGAACTAATAGAGAGATTAAGAAAACTGCATTGTATAACTGGATTATTAATTGTGAAGATCAAGGTAGGGCTATGACACAACAATCAGGTGCAGACGCTTTACTTCAACGAATGATGAGTGATGCTGATGCTCCTAAAGTTTTAAACAATAGCACACAAAGAATTTTAGATGGATTAGTGAGAGATCTAATTCAAGAAGGTATGATAGCTAAGTATTCGTTTAGCGTAAGCGGTGGCAGAAAATGGCTTGGTGCTTGTGATGGCCCGATGAGTCGAGGTGAGTATGAGGCTTCAACAGCGAGGGACAATATATAATTAGGGAGAGGTCCATAAATGAAAAAATATGATAGATGTTGTGAATGTGATAAGCTGCTACCTATTATAAAAACAAAACGAAAGTATGGCACCCTTTGTAAAAGTTGTGTCAAAGCAAAATTACTTACCATGCACAACAACAAATCAGATTTTAAACCTTTACCTGATGTAGAGACTGATGAAAGATTTGAAGATGATCCTAGAGCACTCAAAGAAATCGAATATGGGCGTGTAACAAGAAATCATACACATCTCTTTTCCAGAACTATTTTAGATGATATAGGTTGACACATAGGCAATTAAGCCCTATATATATAGTATAAAGAAAATGGTGTTTCATTGCACCATTCCTTTTGTTTTAAAATGTTTGTGAAAAGGGCCCAGAGAAATCTGGGTCTTTTTTTTGTTTGACATTTGGCACTCATTTCCTATACTACTATCCTAGACTAGCATATAAAGGAGATATTATGTCAGAACAAACATTTGAAAAGCCGATGATGGCAAGCGAGATTATTGCTGCTTTGTCTAATCCTAAAAAGAATTTAGTAAATTTTCAGAATCATAAATATGCACATGGAACAGCTCAAAAGGTGCGTGTTGATTTAGTTCAATCTAAAAAATTTGTTATTGATGATTCTTTGTTATACAATCTGGTGCAAGCATCAATGGTTAAGCCAAAAGCTTTTATGAAGGCCATTGAAATTGCAAAGCCACCATTTCCTAATATGTTTATTGAATTTAATGAAATGGCTTTGTTTAAAGCGTATAGAAAGTTTTTTGCGACTAGATACCCAGCTTTAGTTCCTTTTATTAATCAAAGAATGGTTGATTTATTTCAGAGTAAAAGAAAAGGTTATCATTTATTTGAAGATGATGATGGAACGCATTTTATTCCTTGGACTCAAATTACTGACGATGCGGTTGAGCATATGCTTCAAACTCGTTTTAAAAATGAGAGTTTACCAAGGGTTGACAAAAATAAGTTTGGTAAATGGTGTGTATCGCCTTTTTCTTTTAAAATTGCAAATGTATCAGATAGTGAGCTTAATTTTAATCAAAGGGTTGAAGAAATTAGAAATAGCACAAATATGTTTACTCCCACTTACAAATATAGATTTGATCAAGGTCACGTAGATGGTAAAGATCAAGTAACTTGGCCAGGCATTTCTTTTTTCGGTGAGGATTATTTCCATTATTATAGTGAACGTTTCGCACAAGGTGTTGAAAGAAGAGCTAAAGAGATTAGTGCTATTTACAAAATGAATGGCGGTAAAGACTTTGTTTATGGTCAAAATGCTTTAACTGGAAAAGGTTTTAATCGTAGTGCTTGTCATAGAGTTGCAGCACAAGGAGATTTTGCATCGATTTGTTCAAAATTGATTTGGGCAGAGAGTTATGCTTTGCAATGGATGACACCTGAAAAAAATATTAAAGATAAAATTAGATTGGATAGTAAAACTGAAATGCAAGCTATGGATATTTCTTATTCATTTATTAGAGGGCAAGCCAAGTTTTTAGTAGCTGCATTGGCAATGTTTAATTTTGATCATGTAATTTTTAAGAAAAAACAAAGAGAA